GCCAACAGTCAATGCTTTACGAATATCAGTCCCTCTGTTAACATGAAAATGATTTATTTTAAAATTTTCTTCTGCTTTGTATAAATTTCCAACTGCACCTTTTCCTGGTTGTGTATAAGGGCCATGAATCTCTACACCTACTTCTTTTGCATCTGCACTTTTACTACCTTTTCTAGTTCGAGATACTAAACTTTCTATACTTTTAAAGTTAAATCCTCTTTGATTTTCAAAAAACAAATATCCTGCAGTTCCAACTGCTTTTGCTTGTTGACCCTCTCCCGATACTCCTTGCTTTGAACCTTTAATTGCTTTTGAACATAACCAATTAATAGTATGAAAAGGTTTTTTTGTATTGCCCATAAAAGAATATGAATTCGTTGTTGGTTCTATCAAGTTACCTTTAGCAAATTTATCTGAATCTATCTGCATAACATTACCTAATATATCTTTTACATGAACATCAATTGTTGCTGGTTTGTATTTCTTCATACATCTGGAAGTCTCATTTGTAAAAAATTCTGGGGATGTTATCTTTAATGTAAATGTCTGTGCCATCGATGGTTGATCCATATTCTCTAATTTGTAAACATATAACTCACCAGAACCAGGAACAATTCCCTGATCCTTTACTATATCACCAAACTTAAGAGTGCCAGATAAAGTTTCTACTTCCATTGCGATCATCTCACCACCACGAATTGGTAAGTTACTTACAAAATTAACAGTAGAACTTATTTTCATATTCATACTAATGGTTGGACTCATTATATTTTCAAAGTATTCAATGTATTGAAGATGATTGGTAAGATCAAATGCTTGACCTCCAATCGGTTGAATGATTACGTAATTATATTTGAGTGCCTGAGATGCTAGTGCCATTATTGATTAAGTTTATGTAAAAGAACATCAGTTCCTACACTATTTAATGGTTGGAAAGGAACAAAACTTATATTGTTTTCACCTCTTTTAATTGGTATATTATTTTTAACCTCATTATTCTGTTTATTTTCGGGTACAACTATGACATTATTACCACCACTCTTTTCTTGTTTTTGTTGTCTTCTTAGTTCTAATATTTTTGCATTTTTCATCAAGTCAAGTTTTTTACGTTTATCATTACTTGATTCACTTATAAACAATTTCATTTTAGATGGATCGTCTGGATGTATCAACTCGTTATTGATTGCCACACCCAAATCATAAAGACGAGTGAATAAATTATCTTTAAAGTTTATGATACTTTTTCCCTCTTGGTATGCTTCATATGCAGTCAGTAAGAAAGATATACCTTTTGGAATTGGATGGTTGAAGAATGCTCCGATCTTTCCTACTTTTGTAAAGACCTTTCCTTTAGTAGGAAGATTAAATATAGTATCTCTAGTTACTTTTGACTTAAATATATTTTTCGTAAAACCTTTTTTAAAGGGATTTTTACTTATCATCGGATTATCTGCCACATTAAATCTGTTAAATGGATCTGGTTTTGAAATATTGTATACACCAGGTCTTGGATTATCAAAAATTTTAGCATTTTTTTGTATATCTTTTAAGCGTGATTGCAATCTTTTTACTGTTGATGGATTGTTTTCCTTATTAATTCTGTTTAACTTATCTCTAATTCTTTTCACTTCTCTAATAATAGATCTAGGTATATTCGCATTAGGATCATTTGAAGCAAATTTCTTCGTAATTTTTCTTCCACGATTTGAAAAATCACGTTCAGTATTGCCCACATCAAAACTACCAGATTCAAATCTTGCATCTCCAGAACCATATTTAATTCCAGAACCAGATTTGGTTCCTTTAGCATCACCTGTGATCGTAGCAGATAAACTTTTAATTTGGTTTTCTGATAATTGTTTTGTTCTTGTTTTAGTTCTTTTAAGACGTTTAGGTCTATCTCCTGTAACATCCCGTGATGAAACAGTTACCTTTTGTTTATCAATTACCTTTCTCGCATCAGTGGGTTTTGTTGCTATACCTTTACGGAAAGTTCTTGTTCCTCTTTTAGTAAGTTTTTTAAAAGTTCTAGGTCTTTTAACTTGTGGTCTATTAGAAGTTACTAGAACTCTAGGAGCTGAAGTTACTCTTCCAATGGCAAATGGAAACTTTTCTCCTTTATCACCTTTACCAAAGAGACCTTTACCACCAAATAATGAACCAAGAGCTAAGATTCCGAGTCCACCTGCACCAACTTTTAAAACATTTTTTAGTTTATCATCCTTTGGTTCTACTGTTCCCTTTAATTCTTTAGTCTCTTTTTTAATAAAGTTTCTGAATTTTTTATAATCAGATTTTCTCTGAAACTTTAATGACTGAATAGGTGATCTTTGCTTTTTAGGTTCTAACTTTTCCATCACTATACTATGTTAAAATTTGCCATATTAATTGGTGCTATAAAATTATCAGCATCGAAATTAGCATGAATCTTCATTGTAGGCCCAGATGTAAGTCCACCTGTATCGTTTCTCACTAGACTCTCATTTGACTTTCCACCCATCGGAAGAACTGCCACATTGCCACCGCCACCAGTGTTTTGACCAGAGGAAACACCATTTACATTCTGAACTGATGAAACTTTTTTAGATAACTCTTTTGGATTTACATTAGAAACATTCGGTACTAATTGTTTTAAAAATTCTTGTTTTTTATCTTCTTCCAAATTACCCAAAGGATTAGTGCCAAATGTTTCCAAATATCTAATTATATCTTTTGCTTGTTCTTCTTGTTCTGCATCGAGTCTTTCCTTATTAATTTCCTGTTGATAGAGTGATCTTGCTTTACTTATATCTTCTCGACTACTAAAATCTCTTAGAACTGCTCTTATTGCATCTAACTTTGCTTCTGGACTTAATTCAAAATAAGATTTATCACCAGTTGCAGGAACTAATGGCACTTCAGATTCAGTAACTCTATCTGCTAATTTACCACTAAAATCAAAGAGACCGAAACCAGTGAAAATACTTTTATTTGTAAGATCCAATTTTCCTTTTTCTAATTGTTTTATTCTCTTTTTATATGCATTTTTTATTTTGTTATAATTCCTATCGCCCTTGCCACTTTTTTCATAATTACTAAGTTGTGTCTTTAATAATTCAATTTCATTTTGATTTGCTTCAAATACTGCCTGTTGCCTATCATCTCTATCATCAGATTTAATCGCTTCTTCAATTCTAGCATCACTCGTTTCTCTGAGAGATTGAAATTCTTGAGAAGTTTTTCTATCAATAAAAAAATCACCCACAACTTCTCGAATAAATTGTATGAATCCAGATGCTTTATCTTTAACAAAATCTAAAATCTGTCCTCCAAATGTTGATAATAATCCAGTAACTCCACCAATCGCAATGATTCCTAAGACAGCTTTTAATATTGGTACTCCAAGTAAAGCAAAAATTGGAAGTGCCATTGCTGCACCACCAATTAGTTTTCCTACAAATCCAAATACACCTGCACCTTTAGTCACTGATTCTTTTAAAGCCTTAGCAATACCAAAGGTAGATCCAACTGAATCTTTAATGGTCTTCATGCTTTTCTTTAGATCTTTATTTACTCTTCTAGATCCAAAAAATCCAACATAATTTATACCAAACTTCTCCTCTTTTGTTACCTCTGGTTCATTTGAAATTGTCTCTGTTATATC